TTGGTGTGCTGGCATTGGTAGCAACAGCGCCCACACCGACTTCAACGTAGCAAGGCACTTCGCTCCAAACCAAAACGCCTTGTGGGCCAGCGTTCCATGCGGTTGTGTTGCCAGCAGTTGCACCAGCTGTTGCGGTAAAAGCGGGGAAATCCGCTTTGCTCATTGGGTTGAGAAGTTCCATGATGATCCTTATGCCAAAAATTTGAGTTTGTACAACGTGGTCAGATACAACTCAACGATATTATCTATCAATTGTTGCAACGATGAATCAGATTTATCACACACATCGTAACGGGCGGCTTCAATTTCGGCAAGTGAATCTTGCAAAAACTCAATCACATTGGCCGTCTTTTTGGCCGAATGCAGGGTGATGGGGCCAATTAAGCCATGACGGCCTTGGTAGGCTTCAGCAAATGCGTCAGCGTGGTCAATGATGCCATCATAGAAAGCATTCAAAGCCACATGCTTACTGTAACTGCGGGTGTTCAAATGCACCGAGTGAGTGACATCACGGGCTAGGAATAAGATTCCGATAAAGTCTGCGGCTTTCATTGTGGCATTCCCATTTGTTGTTGTGGGGGAGGCATCTCAGGAGGCATCATCTCCATAGGCATAGGTTCCTCACGCATCTCAGGCATCTGGTTCATCATGCTTTGCGACTCCATGGCCGCAGCGACAACACCCATGGCAATGTCTTGAATCTGTTCTTCAGTCATACCGGCCTGCACAGCGGCAATGCGCTTGGTTTCGGCATCGTATGCCTTGATCTGAGCCTCAAAGTCCTTGCGCTCCAAGTCTTGCATCTCAATTGATTTGCCGACATTCTGGATCATCTGGTACATCTGCTCCATCTCGGCGCCCATGGCCTGAATCTGTTGCTGCGCCGCCTGCAATGCTGGGTCTTCATTGTCATCTTCCAAGAACTTGGGATCAATGGTCTTGGCAAAGCGCTTGGCCATCTCTTGAGCGCCAGGCCAGTCCATGTTCTTGACAAACAAGTCGCCAGCCACAGACCACAATTGTGGGTTGCCTTGCAACAGCTGCGCCATGGCTTCCAATGCCGCTTGGCGCTTGGTTGCATAGCCTGGGCCAGTTGTGGCCACCACATCGTACTTGCCCACGCCAGGGTTGTAGATTTTCTCAATCACAATACCCTGCTCGTTGACAATCTTGTTGACGGGTTGCGGCTGGTCAGGGTTGATCTTGACCATCTTAGTCTCGCCGTCTTCACCAATGATGCGGGCAATACGTTGTGTGTCGTAAATCTTGGGGATCAAGTCCACCAACTGACGAGCCACATGGCGCACAGCACGAGTCAGGTTGTCACCATAGTGGTATGTTCCGACATCACCCTCGCGCTGGCGAGCCAGAATAGCCCTGCCAGAGCGTTCGTTAGAACCCATGCCTAAACTGGCGTTATATTGGCCAGTTGTGGACTTAATGTCCTCAGATGCGCCTGCCTTGGCCTGCAATAGCCCACTGGAGGCCATTGGAGGCTGTGCCCGCTGGGGTAGTGGCAGAACTGCACCTTGGCCGTCTGTAACGTCAGGATTGACCTCCAGATATGGCCAGTTGTTTGTGTTGGCTGTCTTCCACTTGTCCTCATAGCCCTCAAACTGGCCACCATAGCCAATGAACGGAGCCTTGGGAGCCAGTGCCAACATCTCAGCTTCTTGCGAAACCCAGTAGTTGTACATGCGCTGGGCATCTTTGGCGTTTCGCACTAAGCCAGAGATGTAAATACGGCCATCAACCTCGAACTCGTTGCCGATCACACGGATCACGGGAATCCATTTGCCAGCCCACTCTTTTTGTTCAAGGATTTCGTAGCCGTTGATCTTGCAATACATCACCCGTGGGCGCTCGGACATGCGTGATTTGACAGGCTTGCCAAACATGTCCTTGAGCATCTTGTCTTCAGGCGTGCCTTCAAAGGCCGACTGGTTGCCAGGGTACAAATTCAGCTTGGTTTTGTCGTAGTCAATGTAGTAGTAACTCGCGATACGAACTGTGTCTTCATTGAGCCAGTTGCTGATTGACTGATCACCCACGCCAAGTGACTGGAGCGTAGAGATAGGCGCAGCATCGGGGTACTGGCGCTCATATTCTGCTTTGGTCAGGTCTTCGGTAATGAAGCAATACTTGGCATCCGCGCCCGTTGGGTCTTGGATCAAAGGATCCATGTAGACTGAGAAGCTGTTGCGGATGCGGCCAATCTTGATGTCCTGATCGAATGTGTTCTCGTCACAGTATTCGGTCATCAGGGTGATATAGCCTTCGCCGTAGGACACCTGATTCTCGCAGGCCGTGTCGTATGCCACATCAGCGTCAGAGATGTACTCAATGTGGCGAATCATGCCGTTGAAAATCTCAGCCACTTCCACGTCAGCGTTGTCATCGACTGGAATGACCTTCGCACCTGGGCGATTCTGACGCATGTCATTCGTCACTTGACGAACGTGCTGCGGCAGTTTGTTAATTGTCAATGTCGGGCGTGCGTTGATCGTCTGACCTTGCACCGCACCGCGAGTGGCCAGTACGTCAGCAGGCCACTGCCAATGGTTGTCCGGTGAGCCTGCATAAAAGCGCAGATCGTCAATTTCGTCTTCGCGGCTCTCGGCCAGTGCGGCGACTGCCATGTCCAACCGCGCACGGGCGACTGTCAATATGTCTGAGTCAGACTTTGGTGGTTTGCCGCCAGCGGCTACATTAGCCGCTGCGACCATTCCGGTTGGATCAGCCATTATTTTTTCTTCTTTTCTGCTTCACGTTTGACTGAATAGGCAATGGCCACGGCCTGCTTGACGGGCTTGCCAGCTTTAACTTCAGCTTTGACGTTCTTGCGAAAGGCTTCGGGTGATTTTGATTTAACCAGTGGCATGATTATTTCTTCTTCGCTGTTTTAGCAGATTCTTTAAAATCTTTGGCAGAAGGCGCTGCCTTTGTGCCAGGCTTGTTCATCTTTTCGCCAGAGCCAGCTTTAATGCGTTCGCGTTTGGCATGAATGTTTGCGTAGAGTCCAGGTTTGGTAGCCATATCAACACTTCCATCGTTTAAGAGCTGCTTTAGCGCGTTCGCCATCCTTGGCGTTGGCCGCTACTGCGCCCATTCTTGCACAAAATGAATCCTTGCGCCCCTGATCTGCCTTGGTCTTAGGATTAGGCGCTGGCGCTTTGAGATTGCTGCCAGTTTCTCGATTGTACTTCTCGCGCCCTTTGGCGGTCAAGCCAGCACCCTTGGACACCGGCAACTTTTCGCCACGGCCAACGCTTAAAGAGACATTTTTCTTTGTAGCCATCTAACTTCCCATCCATGAAGTTGCAACTGCCGTGCGGTCAGAATATGCGCGGGTTCTTTCCTTCGCAGTATATTCCCTATGAGCCACGGGAAACGCAAATGTAACGCATATTGCATCAGCTGCGTCAGGAGATGCTAGGCCACGGGCCTTCATGTCCTTCTTTGACTCCAAAAATATAGTGCCCCTCGAATCTGGCTTGATCATAGGCGAAACCAAATCGGTTTTCAAGAACCTATCTTTAGGAATGCTGGCAGAGCGCAACCATTCCTTCATTTTTCCCCACATTTCAGCCCTTTTATTGCCATACATGATGGGGTTGGCCGACTTATTGCCAAAGTTAACACCCTTGATCTTGTACCTTTGCTCTTTAAGGCGGTCAACAATGCCAGCGCCAAGCCCACCTTCGTCAATGACCACCAGAGTTGGGCTGAATTCCTCAATGGCCTCAATGATGTGGCCAACAACCGTCATGGTGTCATCACCCCTGTGGCGGTCAATTCTCACAATGTCTCGCCCTTGGCGAATAGCAATCACCGTTGCGTCAGCGCCAAAGCGTGCAGGGTCAACTCCAATGATGATTGGCGCCGTCTGATCCTTGTATTTAGGCCGTGCCATGGCCTCATCCACAATGTCAGCCGGTATAAACTGGTCATCACCCTCAGATGGGAACATGCCATAGACCTCAACGTGTGCCTGGCTTGAGTCGGGGCCGTATTCGTCAATAATGTTCTGGTACACCGCTTTGTCAGTGCCTTCTACGGTGCGGGCGTCAACCACCTTGTTACTCCAAAAGTCGCGTTTGGAGTTAAAGCACTCATAAAAGTAGCCAGTGTTTCGGCGTGGATTGGAAAAAGCCAGCCAAAGGCGGTTTGGTGTGTTTTCGGTAAAGAAACCAGCCGTCACAGCCCAGATTGAGTCATCAATACCGCTGGCCTCGTCAAAAATCACCATCACACCATCAAAGTTGTGGACACCAGCGTAAGCATCAGGATTCTCTGCTGACCACAAACGGCCCTCAACAGCCCAATAGCGTGTGCCTTTTTTCAGGTCTTTCTCAACCAGTTCAGTGAGCCATGCCGCCGGCGTGATCTTGGTGGCCGCCACCTCAAACCAGTGACTGTTAATGCTCATGGCCAACCACTTTGTGATCTCGGCCCAAGTCACCGCACGCAGCTGGGCTTCGCTGTTGGCCGAAATGATCGTTGTCGAACCTATGCGCGTGGATAGCATCCAGATGGTAAGCCATGACACGAGGGCAGACTTGCCAATACCACGGCCAGAAGACACGGCACTTCGCAGGGTGTTGAAGTCAACTTTGCCCTGGTTGTTTTTGATGTGCTGGGTGATCTCACGCAAGACTTCGCGCTGCCACTTGCGGGGGCCTTTAAAGTTTTGAAGGGGTGTATTTTCTTGGCCCCAAGGGAAGGCAAACAGCACAAACGCCTCTGGGTCATCGGCAATGGCCGGTGTCCACAGAGTGGCCATCAACTCTTGTTCGTCTTCGGGCTTGTAGATTGTGGTTTGCATTTGCGCGATAGTAAACGAAAAAAATAAAAATAAAAATATTTTAAAAAATGTTCGCAGGGCTACCGTTCCTGCGGCCCTTTCGCGCCGGCCCTACCCCCCTCCCCATTGGCCGGCTGGCGGCCTGTGGGCGCTTGTCCACAGGTACTTTTCCACAGTTGTCCACAATTGCCTGTGGATAACTCAGACTGTAATGCCTGAGTAGTATTTTTTCTGTGGATAACTCAGGGTCAACTTAACATAATGGTCATTGTATAAAGCAGACGATGCTTTTCTGCTTTCCGAGCCTTCTTTTCGTTGCGTTTACGCAACGTGCGCGCGTGCGCGTAACCGTACAATTTTTATGCAAAAAGCGCATAACCTTCCCGATTACGCCTGCTTCGCTTCCACATCTACCACGTTACTGTTATCCATCAACACGCGCTGTTTGGCTTGTGTCAGCGCATCCATGACGCTAATTCTGTGATCGGTAACAGCAACATCAATGCGGTCACCATAGGTTTTAGGTTTAAGTTTGGCAGCCACCCATTTGCGTGCTTCAACTTGCAGACGTTTCTGTTGAACCCAAGCACTGGCCATAGAGCCTTCTAAGCCATCTGGAAGCTCTTTGTCTGACAACTCAATGATTTCCTCTGCCAAACGGTCTGCGCGGTCTTCTACGGCCTTTTCGTAAGCCGCCCTAAACTCTGGGTTGTTCTTGATCATTTGACGCGCCAGCGAGTAACTGGGCATTCCCTCGGCTCTGAGGGTGCTGGTCAGGCTTTTGCCTTCTGAGATGCCACGCAGGATATTTTGCCAAGCCTCATGTTCTGCCGGAAACAAAGCTGGACGGCCTGGGCCTTCTCTTTGCACTGTCATTTCTGACGCCAAGTTATCAGTCACTTGTAAACTCCTTAAAAAAAGAAGGTACTCACACCAACTGGCGCTTTCCCCGAAGGTGCGGCAATGGCAACTGCGCACACCGTCATGTTATCACCTC